CAGGCCTCGACGATGTGGAAAAGCTGAAATCCATCTACAACATCACGGGCATCTGGATTGAAGAGGCCAGCGAGGTGCTGGAGAGCGACTTCAACCAGCTGGACATCCGACTGCGCACGGAGTTCCCGTATTACCTGCAAATCATCATCACCTTCAACCCTATCAGCATCATGCACTGGCTGAAGCGGCGCTTCTTTGACTTTGACATCAAAGACCCGGTAGAGCGGGAGAAGGCCATCGCCAGAACCAGAACCCACGAGAGCACCTACAAGGACAACCGCTTTCTGCCGCAGGAGGCCATCCAGACGCTGGAGGCCTTCAAAGAGACGGATGAGTATTACTACATGGTCTACTGCCTCGGAATGTGGGGCGTGACCGGCAAGACTGTGTTCGACCGGAAGGCTGTGGCAAAGCGGCTGCAGGAGATAAAACAGCCTCAGAAGGTGGGATTGTTCGAGTACAGCGACAACGGCCTGAAGCTGGACGACATCCGATGGACGGACGATGCCAGAGCGGGCTGTGTTCGCATTTATTCCCAGCCGGAGAAGGGCGTGCCCTATGTCATCGGCGCGGATACGGCCGGAGAAGGCAGCGACAGCTTCGTGGCGCAGGTGCTGGACAACCGCACCGGCGTGCAGGTGGCGCAGCTGCGTGGCAAGTTCGACGAGGATGTATTTGCGCGGCAGGTCTACTGCCTCGGCATTTACTACAACACGGCGCTCATCGGCATAGAGACCAACTTCTCCACCTACCCGGTGATGGAGCTGGAGCGGCTGCGGTATCCAAAGCAGTATGTGCGGGAGAGCATCGACGACTACACCCACAAGGTGAAGCAGAGTTTCGGCTTTTTGACGAACACCAAGACACGACCGGTCATCATCGCGGAGCTTATCAAGGCCAGCCGCGACGACATCACCATCGTGAACGACGAGACCACGCTGCAGGAAATGCTGACATTCGTGAGAAACGAGGAGACGCTGAAGCCGGAAGCGGAGGCGGGCGCGCACGACGACTGCGTGATGAGCCTTGCCATCGCCCACTACATCCGACCGCAGCAGAGCTACATCCAGACGGCGGCGGAGGGCAAAGAGAAAAAGTGGACGGCATCCCAGTGGGAGGACTACGAAAACGCATCCCCGGCGGAGCGGGAAATGCTTATTAAGCGCTGGGGCAGACCGCAGCGATAGGAGGACGACATGAAAAAAGACAACAAAAAGCTCTATCTCTGGCAGGAGCGGCTGAAGAGCAACCAGAGTGCCTACCAGAGCGAGACAGACCAGATGGATGACCGCGAGGCACTGTATCGCGGCACCAACGAAGTGCGCGCCATCGTACAGGGCGAGCGCAAGAAAAAGACCCCTCATGTGCGCAACATCTGCGCAGAGCTGGTGGAAGCCCAGACGGACAGCAATATCCCCAAGCCGAAGGTGACGGCCAGACGAAAAGAGGATGAGGGCAAGGCCAAACTCATCGAGGATATGCTGCGCAACGAGCTGGACAGACTTCCCTTTGAGCAGCTGAACGACATCATGGAGCGCACCGTGCCCATTCAGGGCGGCGGCGCTTTCCTGTTGGAGTGGGACAACACCCAGAGAACCCACTACACCATCGGCGAGCTGGCGGTGAGCACGCTGCATCCCAAGCAAATCGTGCCGCAGGACGGCGTTTACACCGGCATCGAGGATATGGACTACATCATCCTGAAAATCCCCCAGACCAAAGAATACATCCGCAGGCGCTACGGCGTGGACGTGGAGGATGAGGCGGAGCAGGAGCCTGATGTCAAGGGCAGCGACGGTAAGACCACATCCGACGACCTCGTGACCCAGTACATCGCCTACTACCGCAACGACAAGGGCGGCATCGGCCTTTACAGCTGGGTGAACGACACGCAGCTGGAAGACCTCGAAGACTATCAGGCACGCAGGCTGCGCAGATGCAAGAGCTGCGGAGCAGTGGAACCGCTGGTGGCGGAACCGATGGAACCGGCGCAGGTGCCCCAGTTGGAGAACGGCATGGCGGCAGCGGCCATTGTGGAGGCGGACATCGAGCGGGCGCAGCAGCAGCTGGAGCGGGAGACCAGACCGGCGGCTATGCGCGGCGCGAGAAAGACCTGCCCCTACTGCGGCGGGACAAAGTGGGAGGAGACCACGGAGGAATACGAAGAGGTCTACTTCCCTATCCAGCGCACCGACGGCAGCACCGTGGGCGGCATGGTGCCCCACGAGACAGTTTCTGAAACGGAGTTTGACGAGATGGGACTGCCGGTGGTGACTATCGTTGAGGAGCCGACCCGCATCCCCTTCTACAAGCCGGACATCTTCCCGGTCATCCTGCAGAAGAATGTGAGCGTGTACGGCAAGTTCCTCGGCGACAGCGACATCGACAAAATCGCAGACCAGCAGAACACCACCAACCGTATCGAGGCCAAAATCATCGACAAGCTCTTGAAGAGCGGCAGCTATATCACGCTGCCGGATGAGGCCAGCATCAAGGTGGACGCGGAGGATATGAAAATCATCCGTCCGGGCAACGCGGCGAACAAAGCGCTCATTGATGTCTACGACCTGCAGGGAAATGTGGAGCAAGACCTCGTTTACCTCGCCCAAGTGTATGAAGAGGCGCGGCAGGTCATCGGCATCACAGACAGTTTTCAGGGCAGAAGCGACCGCACTGCCACCAGCGGCAAGGCCAAAGAGTTTGCTGCAGCCCAGAGTGCGGGCAGACTGGAATCGAAGCGCGTGATGAAGGATGCAGCCTATGCTGCGCTGTTCGAGGCCATGTTCAAGTTCAAACTGGCCTACACCGACGAGCCGCGACCGGTGGTATCGGAGGACATCCACGGCAACGCCCAGTATGACACCTTCAACCGATACGACTTTCTGGAGCAGGACGACGCAGGAGAGTGGTGCTGGAACGACCAGTTCCTGTTCGCCTGCGACACCTCCGCACCGCTGGCATCCAACCGGGAGGCCATGTGGCAGGAGACCCGCATGAACCTGCAGACCGGCGCTTTCGGCGACCCGGCACAGTTGAACACCCTCATCCTCTTCTGGACGAAGATGGAGATGCTGCACTATCCGGGCGCGGGCGAGACCAGAGCGTATCTGGAGGAAGAGCTGAAGCGCCAGCAGATGCAGCAGCAGGCGGCGATGCAAATGCAGATGATGCAGATGCGCCAGCAGCAGCCAAAGCCTCAGCAGGGCATCGACCCGCAGATGGCACAGGCTGTCATCCGCAGGGCACAGCAGGACGCAGCGAGAGCTGCACAAAGACAGTCAGCAGCAGCTCCGGCACCGGCCGGAACTGAGGCCAATGCGCTGTAAGGACAGCGCATTATGGCCATATGCCGCCGATGGCGGCGTGGCCGATTAAACTTGCCAAAAATCGCAGAGACGATTTTTGAGACATTCACGGGAAAGGAGGACGCAGACATGGCAGACAAGAAGTGCGGTTATGCCGGTAAAATCCAGAACTCCGGCGCGCAGAAGGTCAACGCCCCCTTTGCCAACACCGGCAAGAAGGGCACCAGCACCGTGAAGACCGGATCTGACCTTAGAACCGGCAACAAGGGCGGCAAGTAAGCTGCCCTTCCACCGCGAGCGGGCGGCCACGACAGCCCGCGAAAATCTCGCAGGAAAAGCGTAAAAATCCAAAGGAGAACACTATGGGCGAAATCGACTACGGCGCGTTATTCGGTATCGACGCAACAGGCGCAGAAGAGCAGGATGTCGCCGACCCTGCAGCAGATACCACCGCGCAAGGCGAAAACGAGCAGGATGTCGCCGACCCTGCCGAACAGAACACAGAAAACACCCCTGCCGACGGCGCTGCCGAAGGCGGGAACGATAGCAGCGAAGAAGAGGGAGAGGCCGGACAGAACGCGGAGCAGAACGCAAAGTTTGCCGCTGCCAGAAGGAAAGCGGAAGCGGAGCGGGATGCCGCCGTGGAGAAGGCAAAGGCAGAAGCGCAGGCAGAAGCTGCCCGTGTCATCAACGAGGCCTTCAAAAACTCCGGACTGGTAAACCCCTACACAAAGCAGCCTATCACCTCGAAGGAGGAGTACGACGCATACCGCCAGCGCTATGAGGCCGAAAGAAAAAAGGCGATGATGCGCAAGAGCGGCATGAGCGATGCGGACTTCGATGCCTTCGTGCAGAATCTCCCGGAAGTACGGGAAGCCAGAGAAGCAAAGGAACAGGCGGAGCAGGCCAAGAGAGAGGCACAGCAGGCCGCAGCCAAGGTGAAGGTGGACGAGCAGCTGAAGGAAATCGGCGCACTCGACCCATCCATCCGAAGCATGGAAGACCTTGCCAAGATGCCCACCTATGCCAAGTTCTACGAACTGGTGAAGAAGGGCAACACCCTGACCGATGCTTTCAAGCTGGCAAACTACGACGCGCTGACAAAGGGCGCGGCGGCGGGTGCGCGTCAGGCCGCACTGAACGCAGCACAGGGCAAGCAGCACATGGGACAGACCCAGACCAGAGGCGCGGGCGCAGTGAGCGTACCGGCGGAAGTGATGGAGCAGTACCGTGCCTTCAACCCTGATGCGACGGAGGCGGAAATCCGTGCGCACTACGCAAAGAGCCACAAGAAATAAGACTACGAAAGGAGCATATCAAAATGGCTTTCAAAATCCATAAAATCGACGATGGCCGTATCCCCGGCATCGAATACCTGCCCTGCGGTGCAATCACTCCCAAGGTGGGTATGGCACTGGTGCAGAGTGCTGGCAACCTTGCTATTGCCACCGGCACCACTGCACCCACCTACATCTCCATGTGCGAGAAGGACAGCGCCTGCACTGCAGGCGACATCATCCCCGTCATCCGCGTGAGCAAGGATATGGTCTTCGAGACCACTTTCTCCGCTGCTGCCACCAGCGTCAAGCTGGGCAACAAGGTGACTTTGCACGCATCCGACGGCATGAGCGTGACCGCCACTACCACTGACGGCGTGGCCGAAGTGGTCTACATGGACGGCACCGCCAGCGGCTCCATGTGCCGCGTGCGCTTCTAATCTGACGAAAGGAGACAGACATAATGGCTAATATCACTTTTACCGAAGGCTCCGGCCTTCAGGATTCCATCTTCGGCAAATCTCAGGAGCCTATCAAGATGTTCCTCGAAAAGAGGGGCGAGGCTTTTGAACAGGCCTCCATGCTGAAGGAACTGTTCAGCATGGGCACCAGCAAGCACTGGGGCGAGAAGTTCAGCACCATGACCGCCATGGACGGCTTCCAGCCCGTGGGCGAGAACGGTGACTACCCCACCGACGGTATGCAGGAGGGCTACGCAAAGTTCCTCGAACACATGACTTGGAAAAACTCTTTCTCCCTGTCCCGTGAAATCGTGGAAGATGCGAAGCTCATGGACTTGAAGAAGCAGCCCGCAGGCTTCATCACTTCCTACTACCGCACCCGCGAGAAGTTCGGCGCTGCCCTTCTGGGCGCTGCCATCGGCGGCGCCACTACCATGAACTTCGGCGGCAAGACCTTCGACACCAAGACTGCGGACGGCAAGTGCCTGTTTGACAAGGCACATCCCTCCAAGCTGGGCAAGAAGACCCAGAGCAATATGTTCGCTGATGCCTTCAGCAACAATGCTCTGGCCGCTATGGAAGTTGCGATGCAGGACTTCCGTGGTGATAACGAGGAGATTCTGGATGTGGCACCCACCACTATCCTCATCCCCAACGAGTACACCCTGAAGCGCGATGTCTTCGCTGCCATCGGCGCAGACAAAGACCCCAACACTGCCAACAACGGCTTCAACTACAACTTCGGCCGCTGGAATGTCATCGTGTGGCCTTACCTCAACCAGTTCATCGCTGCAGGCAGCAAGCCTTGGGTGATGCTGGACAGCAAGTACAACGAGGAATACGGCTCTGCCGTGTGGCTCGACCGCGTACAGCTGGAGGTGCGCAGCGAGCTTTCCAGCAACGATGCCAATGTATGGAAGGGCTACGCCCGTTTCATCGCTGGCTTCAACGACTGGCGCGGCTTCGCTGTGGGCGGCGTGACCGGCGGCACTCAGCTCATCTCCGGCTGATAAGACCGGGGCAGCATAACTACCAACGCAGGGCGGCGGCTCGATGCCGCTGCCCTGTTTCCATATCATCAGGAAAGGAGGACGGAACCTATGGCAACGGTATCCAGCGTCATCACAAAAGTGGATGACATCAAGCCCAATGCCTTTTCCAACGAGACGAAGACCCAGTGGCTCAACGAAGTGGAAGGCATGGTGCAGACGGAAGTGTTCCTCTGGGCGAGTGAGCAAATCATCACCTACGACTACGCCACCAACGCAGACACGGAGCTGCTGGTGCAGCCTCCCCACGACAAGCTGTACTGGGCATACCTGACGGCCATGATTGACTTCGCAAACGGCGAGTACAACAAGTACCAGAACACCATGCAGATGTTCAACAACAGCTTCGGCGAGTTCATGCGCTGGTTTGCCAACAACTACCGTCCGGCAGATACCCACGAGGAGGTATATGTATGAG